TGTCGCGCTTTCTCATCCTCGAAAGTGTCTTCGCTAATTCTATGTCCGTTATATTTTACGCGCTTCATGCACTCATCGAGAGCCAATTCCACTTCTTCGTTTGAAAGAAGTTCGCACATCATATCCTTAATAAAACTCACGTCGACTTCCATTCCTGGATCTATCTCTAAACCTTTCATCGCTTTCAAAATAGTTTGATATAACTTTTTTGAAATTTTAAAAGGTGATAATGTTATCTCCAGCTCTGCGCCACTTGGTAATTTCATTTTATTATCCTATCGCTCTTGGGCTATTCGAATACATCATAGTATAAACTGAAACTGATTGTTCCGTATCACCTTCTGCATTCGATTTTGTTTCAACTTGCTTTGAAAAAATACCACCTGACATTATGTATGTGTCGCTGATTACGTTTCCTTTTCCGTCACCGATTTTTTTAGACATTACTGCCGTTAATAAAATCGTTCGCGCAAAATCCGCTTGTTGAGTTTGTAAAAGTCCGTTCATGTATTTGTCGTCCGATGATCCACGAATTAACCTGATAGTTAACTCCGTTTGTCTGCCCGTAGAATTAAAACTATAAATAGAATTATTATTTTTTCCAGTTTTTAATTCTGCGATGTCGTTCGGATATGTTAAGCCGACGAAATCTCCGTCCGCTAAATCCACTAGTACTCTTCCGTTTATATCTATTGTGTCGCTTCCCGACATAGCTACTACATTCATTTTTAAACCTACCTGTTAATGTTAATAATTAAAGACGAAGTATGTATCGCGCCTGCCTCTTGAACTGCTATTTGTATAAGCGGAGCTTTCCTATCGGCTCTCTCGCTTGCAAGTTGCTTCGAAACTGGTTGAGAATATACATAATATCCGCGTTGTTCTATGTTTGCGTAAAAGTCTTCGGGATCTCCGAAAGTTGTCGACGCCTGAATAGCACTTGGAGCTATAAATCCGTTTGTAACTCCAAGTTCTAAGACTCTTATATAAGCTGCTTTTAAAGCGTCGACTCCGTCTTCTGTCTGAGCTATTTTTGTGGAAGCAGTTGCTAAAGTGTTAAAACCAGCTACTTTTAGAGCTCCGACCATCCATAGTCTGTTATAAACTCTATCGAAAAATTTGTTCTCTCCAGAAGTCTTCGTTCTCGGCACTCCGCCATAAGTTACATAGATGTCTGCGCCAGCTTCTTTCGCTTTTATAATGTCTGCGCTCGAATAGTCGCCTGGTAAAACGCCTACTAGTGGTTTTAAATCCATCGTCTGAGTCGTAGCTGATCCGTTAAAGTTAACAGAAAGTCCACGACCAAAATAACCAGCTAAAAATAATAAGCCTTCGTCTAAATCTGTATGAAATAAACATCTTGTTTGGTCTTGCGAAGCGAGTCTGACATTATCGAATGATCCACTAGTGTCTAAATCCGCTGAGTCAATCGAAACAACTCCGAGAATTTTGTCGCGAGATTGAACAACCGCCGCGGCCGCCGCTAAATCCACGTCACTCACGTCGAGATTTGAAATAACTCCAAAGTATTGAACTAATCCGTCAGTTCTTTCAATCGCCTCTCCTAGCGTTTCGCTTGCTAAAGTTGGAATTACTACTAAGTATCCGCCTCCAGTTAAAATATTTTGTGGTTGCTGAAAAATAGCCGCAGACATTTTATATGTGTCTGTGTCTGTTCCGAAATCCTCTGCAACTTGCGACGCACTGAAATAAATTTTGTAACCATCTGTCCCGAACTCTGCGCCAGCAGTATCATCCGTAATGATAGCTAAATTTGATGTATTATATGCACTTACCCCGACTGGCGTCTGTGATACCGAAATATTTATTATGTTATTAATATCTAAATCCATTTAGACTTCTCCTATTCATTATTTAGTTATGTTATAATTGTAAAATCCCCTAAAAATTCCTCATAGCAATCCACATTTGTTTTCCTACTTATAGCATAGGTCATATTTACGTTAATGTTAAATCTAAAGGGGATACTCGGACCCTCGACAGACGAAACATTTGTAAATTGACTGGACAAAGGTGATATATGAAAGCTATTTAAAGTTTGCATTCTTTTAGAATAATCGCTATTGAGAGCCAAAATTACTTCCTCTTTTCGAGATAATATTTCTGGAGAAGTGCTCAGTATGTTTATATCCAAAGCAGTGATGAAAGTCGCACTCTGCTCCGACTCGCCGTTGTTGTGTCTATTTATATTACTAAAAGGCTTAGTATTTAAAATCCCTATAGAGATGTATATTTTTTCATCTTTAGGAATTATAAACTTCTGATTATATATGTAGACTTGATCTGGACCTAAGTTCATCTCTTTATTTATAATAGCTGCAACTAGTTCAAAATGGTTCATCACGACAACTTCTAGTTGCGCTGTATCTGAGTTTCCGTCTGTGACTACTATAGTGTCTCGACCAAACGCAGTACCAGCTGTATAAACCCCGTCACTGTCTATAGATCCATTATCTGTCGTGTCTTCGAGCATAGAGAAAGTATAAGGCTCGACTCCGCCGATAGCTTGGAAATTTAATTCTCCCCCGCGAACTATGTAACGAGAGTTTGACTTTAATTCTAACATTATGAGTTCTCTCCACGTTCTACGTTATCGTCTTCTATTAAATCGTATTTATAATATCCGTAACTGTCGAAAGGAAATTTACTTTTAACTCTATAAGTAATTCCTTTATATTTAACTTTCTCATCGACAATTAATTCTAAATCAGTTTCAGTATGTAGAGTCTGCCACATCCAGTCGCGTTGTCCTTCTGGTTTGAAAAATAATTCCTGCGCAGACATCGGCTGTATTACACCTTTAAAGTCTATTTGTGTTTCAGTTTCGACAACTCTGAAGTCGACAATCTCCTCGGTGATTTTAAAAATCGAGACTGTTTGCTGCCAGCCGCGAAGTGCTCCCGAAACATTCGGAAGTGAATTAGAAGAAGAATTTAGTTTTTTATTTTTTCCGTTCTTCATGTAATCACCTCACTGCTTATAGAATTTCGTAATTCTTGTTCCTCTACCAAAGTTGCTTCGTTCTTTTTTCTTGAGAAGTCGGATTTTTCCCATTCACCAAATCCTCCAGTGTCGAAAGCGTCTCCGATAATTGTCTCAGCGAGAAGTCCAATTCTCTTAAGCATTTTTTTAAGGCCCCTGGATTTGACAGCCTCTCGCATAGTTTCGGGGGATATTCCGTCTTTCTCAACTGCTTCTCCTAGTTTTTCATTTAATGGCATTCGTAAAAAAGACCGAACAGGCAAATCGCCCTGTCCAAATTCGTGAATAGCTCCGACTTCTGCGTTCGAAATGTCTCCGTCTTCGCGCGCAACTCCGTCACCTATAATGCCAATTTTAACAGTGGCTTTATTTCGGCGCATAATCTTCTCGAGAGTGTCGAGAATTTTTGTGTCGTGTTTGACGTTTCGACTCATGCCGTTGTCGCTCCACTCACAGAAAAAACAGATCCGCGTGTCAAACTCCAAATTTGTGCTAAATATTTTGCGCCGTATCCTGTTGAAAGAAGCGAAGCTAAAAAAGGTGACTTCATTACTGAGTCAGGAATTGTCACTGACTCGGAAACTCCTCCGACGCTTCTGGAGTTTGCTGGCCATTGGAAAGTTGAACACAATCCGCCAGACGAATTTTTTAAATTAACAATTAAAATATGCGCAGTGAGATTTTGCAAGCCCACAGTATATTCCCCTTGAGACAAAAAAAGTCTTTGGTTTATTAATGCAGCTGCTTCTCCGATCGCGCGAATTACATCGGAGTCTAAAACATTTTCCTCAATATTACTACCGAAGGGAAAGTCTCTATTAAAATACAATTTAAAGTCTTCTAGTGTTATGTTAACTAGCATTTTGATATTTCCCCTCGGTACTAATAAGAGGCTGCACGAAGCAGCCCCTAAATGATTTACTTTATTTTATTTTATAGCTCATGTGTAAAATACATTAACTCATCTGGTCTGTAAGCAAGTGCTCCAGTGAATTGTCCGTAACCTACGTTTTGGAAACTAAATCCGTCAATAGAGTTAGACATAGTATTTGTGTAATCAACTGGAATATCCATTCTTAATGAACTGTCCGAAAGAGAATACAAAGCATATACCTGTTTTCCGATGTCGTTATAGTCTGCGTCACCATAAGATAATGGCATAATTTTAAAAGTCTTCTTCTTAGTAATTGTTTGAAAAGCTTCTTCTAAAAGTTGTAAAACATTTTTCATCGGGAAGTCTGCGCTCGCTTGCGAAGCCATTCCAAGATAATCCGTTTCTGGAACTGTTAAAACATCAGGCCATGCTGTACGCTTTGTGTTAACTCTGTAATCAGCGATCAACTTAGCCACGAAAGTTTTTAATTCCGCAGGACTCATTTGACTAATTGGTTTAGTAATAGTCGTAGTGTTCTCAGTGATGCCAACTTGATTTAATAAACCACGAACTGCACTGTTACCTTTAATTCCTAAGAATGCGATTTTTTGGATACCTAGATCCCAGTTTCTTTTTCTCGCTTCTTCTTTTTTAGTAATTAGATCCCAGCTTCCAGCTTTAGACGCATGTTGTAAATCTGGTAAAGTCCAGCCGATTTTTTTCGCCCAGTTAACAGTTTTTACACTCACAGAGTCGAGCGCAGCATCCGCTGTCGCAAGTCTTGCGTTATCCGAACCAGTATTAATTACACCAGTTTCGAAATCGTCTGCTAAATCGAAACTTCTATAAGAAGTTAACTCAGTCGACCAAGCTCCTTCACCGACAACGATAGGCATATAATCAGCTGGAGAAATTTCGAAAAACTTCTGTGTTACTACGCGTTTCATCACAGCGGTCAAAGTAGTGATGTCTACTTTGTAACCGAGCTTGTTTGCTATTTTTTGGTTATATTCTGCGATGTTCTGCTCCATTTTATTTAGAACAATTGTCTCGCCTTCTGAATTTTTAATTTTTGTTTTTAACATTATAATATTTCCTCTCTAATCTCGAATTATGCTTCTGTTACTTTGAAGCTCGGTGTTTTTAAAACTACTCTAATCAAGTCGCCGTCAGCAAGTGCTTTGTCGTACGCATAACCTACGATAGCTTTTCCCGCGCCTGCGCCGTCAGCTGTTAAAACTTTTCCAGCTTCGCTTAGATCCATAATAACTTCTGCGCCACGAGCGATAGCTCCGCTTGCTTCTAGATACATTACGTTACTGTCACGAGAGATTTCCATAGCTTCGCCTGCGCTAAAGCTTGCTTCTTTTCGAGAGAAGTTGACTACTCCGAAAGCTTCGTCTGAGTCAGCACTACATGCTACTACTTTCGGA